CCCGGTAGCTTCCCCGGTTGTGGTGTAAGCAGTGGTTGTTTGATCCAGCGTGGCGGAGTTGGTGTACAGCGCCAGATAGAACGTGTCCGAGGCGAAGTTGATCGTGCCGTTGGCAAGCCCCGACCGCAGCGTGTTGCAGGAATAGTTGCCAGTGAAGGCCATCAAACCACCCCGTTATTCTGCGGCAGCGGGGCCAACCGATATTGGCCGGACCTATAACTGTCCGATCTTTCAAGGCCATCACCCAGACGCTTGGCCAGCATGAGGGCTTCCTTGTACTTTCCATCGTACAGAGACATCATGTCGGCCTCGCCCTTCATGAACGTGTACGCCTCAACCAGAGAGCCATAGAGCAACACCGAGTCAAAGTTGTCACCCAACCATGTTTGCCCGCTGGAAGCCGTTGTGATCGACTCAGGGTAGTAATAGTAGTGAAGCTCGACGCTGTAGATGGCATCAGGAGTTGGCCCCAGAATAAACGACAGCTCGTTGGTGATCTGTGGGTTCATCCCAGATGTCGTGGTCGGGCCAAACAACGCGTAGTACTTGGGGATGGCCGTGTCCGTCGGGTTTGGGTACGCCTGTCGGATGAAGTTAACATCCTTGTTGAGCAGGTACTCATACGACCCCGTGGCGTCAATCACCGCCATCGAGTAAACCGACAGAAAATCATTGGGGCATGACAGGTACTTGTTGCTGATGTACGTGGAGCCCGTGACGTTTTTGCGCAGCGAGGGAAATTGGACCGTGTTGTAGATGCGCTGCTCTGCCTGTTGAACGAAGACAGGGATATTCGCCACGAACTCCGTTTCGTAGTTCTGGGTGTAGTCCTGAATTGCAGCAGACAGGGCAGCGTAGTTCATGCCATCGGACCCCTAGCCATCACACCTTTAGTTGCACAGCCCGTGCCGCGAATCTTGATGCCGCTGGTTTTCATCGGCGGGTAGTCTTGACTGCGGGTGTTGGCCACAGCCACATTGGCCTTGCGCATGGTCGTCTTGGCGGGTTCTTCACCCACCACAACCGATGCTACTTTTGTAGGTTGTTTGTACGTAGCCATCTTAGGCTCCTTTGCGGCCAGGGGACTTCTGGTTGGCAATCTTGGCCATATTGCGGCCCATCTTGAGCATGTCGCTGTTGGTCTTGCCGCCAGCACGCATTTTAGTCAGCGGCTGACCAGGGTGTTTGGCCTTCTCGTGTTTATGCACTGCCTTCTTTGCGTCCATCATGATCGACTCCTTATGTCGTTGCAACTGTAACTGTACCAAGATTCACGGTAAGAACCAAGTTGTTTGGTGTCAGCGCCGCATCAAAGAAGCTTGATCCGCCCACCGGGTTCCACCCCCACTGAAAAATCCGACTGCCGCCCGTGGCTGTACCGTCCTCATCTGGGTCCGTGCCGCTGATGTTGGAAATTTGCAGACCGCTGTTGCCGCCCAACCGATATGTGGTGTCTGGCCTTGGGTTGCGCACCGCCTGCGGGTCTTCCACCGGGTACATACCCAACTGAAGCTGTGGATGGTCGGGATCCCAGCAAGCCGGGCACACCAACATGTTCACGTTCTTCGTCTTGAGCGTGTATGTCTTGAGCTCCTTGAGCTTGAAGCGAAAGTTGCAGCGGTCACACTGCGCAATCGCAAACTTGCCGGACGAAAAACGATTGGGCATTAGAACGCCCCAGCAATGTACTGCCTGCGCGGCACAAACCGAACAGCCGCCTTCTCGTGGTCTTCCTGCGACGCCAAGTCCCACGCTTCGTCATACTGTTGTTTGAGGATCGGCAGCCGGTCCAGCGCACCGGGCACTTTGAGCGCCATGTAGTACGACAGCCCTGCAACCATGCAGGGGATAAACCTGAACGGCACGTCCATTACGTTGACGCCGCCCCCGGCGTCCTGCACCCGGCGCATGCGCCAGTACACAAACTGGTACGTGGGGCTGCCCACAGTGCCTTGATCTGGCGTTGGCCAGACCGTTATGCGCGGAGTGTTGTTGAGGTACACCGCCGTGCCCACCGCAGGGGTTGTCTGGCTCGTGCCGTTCTGGGCCCGGAAGACACCGCCAAGCTGCGTGCTGCTGTTGATCCAGCCGTAGTAGATCGTCTCGGTGCCGATGTTGAGGAAGCCCAGCGTGGGCAGGTTGGCCGTGGACGAAAGCGTCAGGGTCTGGGCCCCCGTGTCCGCGCTCTGGTACGTGTATCCTGTGGGCGACACCTGCCCGTCCAGCCGCTGCACCCAGAGCTGGATAGGCCGGGCTTGCGTCAACTTGTTGGGGATTGTTGCGTAGGTGGACACGCTGATGCGCGTGATAGTCAGGTCGGCTTGATTGGACTGCTGGTTGGGCTGCGTGCGGATCACATGATCGAGCAGGTCCACGGTGTCGTTTGGCAGCGCATAGGTGTTGATGCCCTGGACGAGCGGGATGGTGCCCTGCTCAAACGTCCACATGTTGACGCCACGGTTGGCCCAATCGGCAAACAGCAGGTTCATGGAACGACGGGCTGTCTTGAGATCGTAGCCCGTACGCATCTCCGAGCCCACGCGCTCAAACGCCTCCTCGACAATCTCAGTCAGATCGAGGTTGAAACCTGCTGCGCCAGAGGTGGTTGCCATAGTTAAACCTTACCGCCATTCTTCATGAGTGCCCGATAGTCTGACTCAAACCCACGGGCTTGCGGCATGCCCATTGACATGATATTACGCACATCGAAGTCTGCCCGAGACATGGTGGGGCGTTTAACTTCTTGTGATGCGCGTGCAAGTGCCTGGTTATTGGTATTTGCATATTGCTCGTACGACCCCGGCGACGCCATCCCCATACCACCCCTGCCGCCCATCAGGCCCATCAACCCCATTGGCTGCTGAAATTGCCCACGGCGAAACGGTGACGGACGTTGCATCATCTGCTGCTGTTGTTGCCGAGCATAGTTGTCATGGTACCCCTGCATTTTGCCTTGCAGGTCTTGCAACTGCTGGTACATCGGGGCTTTCTGCATGTAGTCGTTCATCTGCTGCTGAAGTCCCTGCATCTGCGTCTGATACCCCTGGTACTCAGGGCTCTGCATGAACGCAGGCTGCTGGGGCTGGAAGGGGTTCTGCATTGACTGGCCAAACTGACCGCCAAACGGCTGCTGGGGCTGGAAGGGGTTCTGCATTGACTGGGGGCCACCAAAACCACCGGACGACCGCCGCATAGCTTGTAGGGCTTGCTGCTGCTCCTGAAATGTGTCCTGAGTAGGTTGTTGCCCAAGGTTGGGCTGCTGTTGCCCACGAACAGAGTACCCCGTACTCGGGGCCATAAACTTTTCCCCTGTGGTGGGGTTTGTAAGTTCGGTAAATGCCTGACCAGTCGCCATTCCGGGATCGGGCGCTTGAACCCAATCCGGCACTTTAAGCTCTTGCTGGGGCCTGGTAGGTAATTGACTAAATGGGCTTGGCTGTTGCTGCCCACCCCCAAAACCACCACCCCCACCCCCACCGCCGCCACGCAAAAGCTGCCCAATGGGCATCATGATGGGTGGTTGCTGCCCGCCAAAACCACCGCCCGTATTTTGCTGCGGCGGGCCAAACGGGTTGTTGGCAAAGCTCGGCATCTGGCCTGTCCCGCCAGTCGGAGGAGTGCTCTGCCCCTGCTGCGGACCCAGAGGGTTCGACGAATTGGTGCCACCGCCTGCCATTATTTCTTCCCCAGCTTTTCGCGTTCTTCAAGGAGTCTGACTTTGACCTGAAGCTCGTTGATGTGTTGCATCATCTGCTCCTTCAGCACGGCGCGGCGCTCTGCGCTGATCGGGCTGTCGGTCGGGATGCCCTCTTTGGTGATCAATGCAGGCATCTGCCCCTCGATCTTGGTCAGGCGCTCAGAAAAAGATGCAACCTGCCCCAGCAGCCAAGCCAGGGCCGCCACTACGATGGGGATTACCGCCTTCAGTACGTCTGACCAAGCCATTACCTGTACCTTGCTGTCTTTGCCGCCACTTTGGGCGGCTGCTTCACAAACTGCTTCCCAGCCTTTTTGCCTGCCCGCTTGGCACGGGTCGTAGCGGCATACTCGGCGGGGCTGAGAGCCTTGATGGCGTTCTCAGGCAGGTATCGCTCCCCCGTCTTGGAAGACGGTTTGCCAGACTTGGTACGCCACTTCTGCGCACCCCAGTCCTTGAGCGATTGCTGCGGGTCTTTCATTCAAAATCCTCTGCCGTCAAGCCAGCATCTTCAAATGCCAACTCTTCAAGCGCCTCTTCTGTGCCGCATGTGCAAGGACCGTCTTCGTGTACGGCGCAGTCTTCTGTGTGTTTAATCACGATACCCACCTCCGGCAGCCTTGTACTTCTTGGCCACAAGCTGGGCTTTACGGGCCGACCACTGGCCTGCTCCGGTGCCATGCGTTGCCGCCGCCTTGACTTGGCTCACGATGCGCTTGCGCAGCTCCGGCTTGGTGTAGTTGCCCGCCGCGTTGACCTTGCCGCCCTCGGCGTACTGCGTGAAGTCCGTGTCGTCACGGCGGGGCTTCTTGACCC